AAAAATCATTAAAAAATGGGAAAATCAACATTTTATACAATTATATACAGATAAATTAAGAAGCATATTTGCTAATTTAGATTCTACATATATTATAGATTTAATTAATAGCAAAAAAATTAAAATCCATACTATTGCATTTATGACACATCAAGAATTAAAACCAGATAAATGGGAAAAATTATTATCTGATAAAAAAATTAGAGATGAAAAAATGTTTATTACCTTCTTGGATACAATATACATATACCGAACAAAATAAAGTTCGTAAACGTGAATTTAAACCATATAAACAACCAACTGAAGATGAACAAAATAAAACCGAAATTGTAAAAATGTTACTTTTTGAAGTATGTGAATTATCACAATTTATTTTAACATCTATTAAAAAATTTAAACTTTATAAACTAAGAGCGTTTCAAATTATATCAAGAAAATACGAACTTGATATGGAAAGTATATCTGACATTTCAAAAAAGCATCAGAGTGATAAAGATATATATGATAACTATAAATATGAAAGAAAGCAAACACTCATATATGATAAAGCGAAAATGTTATGTTTGAAAAAAGATGAAGAAATTAGATTTCAAAAAGTTTCAAAAGATATTAGAAAGAAGAATAATACTCGTGAAATAGAATGGTTAAATATTACAGATCCTATAGTTACAGATCCAGTAAGATTTAACGAAAAAGAACTCGTTTCATATCATTCACAACCACCAAGTATGACGATTGAGGATGACAAAGAAGTTTATACAAATAAAAGAGGTTGTATGAGTATACATACTTTTGGTATCTATAACATAAACGCTTATTTGAAAGGTGAAGCAGTTGAAGGTTATAATACACAAGATGATACTAGAGATGAAGATCTTGATTTAGTTGAGGAAGATGCTAGAGAAAGATTAGTATTCTTTTTAGCAAACTCTACAGACTTATCTGACTTGACCCCTTATTGTTATACTCTAAGCGATTTAGCAAATGATGTCGGTCATAGATTATACTTAAATTGTGAAAACGGAAGAGCTACGCAAAAGGATGAACTTTTAGAACAAATAGATAACGCTATAATAAAATTAAGTTTAGGAGGTAATCAAATATATGTACCTTTGGGAGAAATTATACATGCTATATATAACACTAAAAAACAAATTTTTATTTTAATCCCCACAAAAAAAGTTTTTAATCATACTGCTTCTATGGTGTATACATATCGTTCGTATAATGTTAGATCTATAGACCATTGTCAAGACGGATCTAAGAAGAATATTCATACTATAAGAATTTGTCAAGGAGATGGTGAAGGTGATGATTGTTGGCCTATTAATGAAACGTTAGAAACAGTTCAGTATACAAAATATATCTTTTACTTGGAAAGGAAATATTATGTAGATGATCAATATATTGAATACTTAGATGTTGATCAAACGATGTTTGAAGAATCCTTAACGGAAGATATTCTTATAGATAAGTTACAGAATGAAATGCGAGAAATACTAAGTTTTATGGAGCATGAACAAAGATATGATTTTTTAGATGAAAACATACGAAAACTATTAAATATGAGTGATAATGATAGAGATGAACTTGCTTTTAACAATATGTCAGATATTCAAAAACTATTGTACAAAACTCGTAATTTATTAAATTTTATGTCGAATGAGGAAAAAAATGATTTTTTAACCAGGTATATTACAATAGCTGAGGTAGAAGAAATATTAAATGAGCTAGAAGAAACACATTATGATGAAACTAAAATTCGTGATTTATACTATTTTACAAAGATGCGAACGTATTAACGTATTGTTAGATTATTCAGAAACTTATCTAATTTTTAAAATATTTAATTAGGAAAAAATCTATAATCTTGATTACTTGTGATTGTGTCTCTTTACTATTACTGGATAGTACTAAAACTTGGAATCTTACTTTAGATATAAATTTATTGAGTGTTAGCGTGTAGATATAAAGTTTAACTAAATTCACAATAAATTTAATTAAAAAAAATATGTACACTATAATCTTTTTAATAAAAATTGATCATTATATATTATAAATGATTGAAATAATAAAAAAACTATCTAATAAATATATTATTTGCGTATATTTTATTTTATTTTTTATTACAATTGCTTTATTAATATATTTTTTAAATAGCAATAAAATAAAACATAAAATAAACACTGTCGGTATAGAAGGGTGTCCAGAGTGTGAAGATAAACCCATAGGTAGTGGCGGTTATGGAGTAGTTTATCCCTATAAGGGTAATAATGAAAAAGTAGTAAAGGTCTACAAAAATGATGTAAATAATATAGGACAAGATGAGCGCAATGCGCTCAAGGAAATTAGAGCTTACAAAATCCTAAATAAACTTAGCGCTATTAATCCGTATTTCAAGTCGATTAAGGCTGAAAAGATTCCTACTTATGAAGGTGAAAGTTCTCGTATTATTATTGATAGGTTCAACGGAGTCTTGACCGATTATACAGGAGAAGACCGATTGAATGCATTAGAAAAGATGCATACAGACGGAGTAAGAGAGGAGGCCTTTCATAATCTTCTGCAACAGTTAAAAATCCTCCACGATTACGGTATTTCACACACTGACCCTACAGGTCCGAATATAGGATTACTGAATACCGGTTATTTTGTTCTAGCTGATCCAATGGGTCTTAAAGTATCACCTCTATCTGAGCTATACGACAAACATATTGAACCTGATGCAAAGCCTGTTCTCGATGCTCTGCGTAAAGAATACAGATACAAACTAAGTAAGGAAATATTGGATTTAACAGAAAGTAGCATTATATTGTTCTTGATAAATTTTAAGATAAATCCTACCAAAGTAAACATTAATTATCTTGAAAAATTTATCCTTGAACACAACATTGTAGTAAGAAAAATGTATATTAATGAACACAGTGACCTGAATAAAATTCTTAGGGAGTTTAGGTATGTCGATAAGACTAACGAAGGATGGAGATTTCCTACACATGGATCAACCTATGGTATTATGTAAGTATATCTTGGTCACATATAATCTGAATAAAGAACTAATGTTTGGATATTATTCGGGTTAATAAAAAATTGATTATTTATATTAATATTATAATTAATAATTAATAATTATCATGAGTGTCAGTGTAAAAAAGCAAAGGATTCCGAAACCACTTCGATCAGAAGTATGGAGAAAAAATAATAAGACTCTTGACACAGAATGTCCTATTTGTAAAAGAAATATCATCTCTGCTGATAATTTTGAATGCGGACATATTATATCAGAACATGATGGTGGTAAAACAGAGTTACCAAATTTAAAGGCTATCAACTGTTATTCGTATGAATTAGTAAGAATTGATACTTTTGTTTTAAAATTAATTTTTAAAACAAAAGTATCAATTCTTACTAATAGTTAATAAAAGAAGTAAATGAAACTGTTTTAATTTTAAAATTGATTTAATTAATAAATTTTATGATTAATAATAAAAAATACAATGAATGGTAAAGAAAAAGAAATTATTTACAATAGAACTAGAACATTTTGTATCCGGAGTACAATCAGTAAACCGTGTCCTAATAAATCGTTATCCTGATAAAAAACATATAATCTCAAAGAAATCAACTCTTATTTTAGCATCACTTCTTCTCTTGAGGAAAAGAAAAAGATTTATTAGTGTAGAGCATATGCCTCAAAATAAATGGGTAATTCTCAGTAATGACGAAACTATGTTTGATGACGATACTATCTTGTTTAAAAATTGGTTATCAATGATATGCTTGACACACTCTGCTAAAAAGAAGATATTTTATCCGTTTTGGAATAACCGTTGTATGGAAATATCAAATAATATTTGGTTACCAACACAAAACGTTATTGATTCAAAATCAAATTCTTGGACATCTCAAACAATTGAAAATACAAACCTAACCTACTTGTCTGAGTATATGTTTATTTCAAGGGAAAAGTGTGACGAAAAAGGTATTCGTGCTAGAAAAATACGAATATATCCAAACAAGACTCAATCGAATAAGCTAAAGAATTGGATAGGAACTAGTAGGTATGTATACAATCAAACTCTTAATTACGTAAGGACTAAAGGAAACAAAGAATTGAATTTTTACCAACTAAGAGACCGATTTGTAACAGCAAAAAATAATTCTAAATTAAAAGAGTGGGAATTGCTTACTCCAAAAGATGTTAGAGCAGGTGCAATCAAAGATATGGTAAATGCATACAAAACAGCATTCTCAAACTTAAAAAGAGGAAACATAGGACAATTTAAAATTAACTATAGATGCAAGAAAAAAGATCGATCAATTGAAATTCCAAAGACCGCTATTTCGTACAAAGATGGATCATTATTTATTTACAAAAAATACCTTAATAGTAAAATAAAAAAGTGTAAAGAAACAATACCAGAAATAAGATATGATTGTCGTTTGCAATGGGAACGAAAGCAATGGTATCTTATAATACCAATAGACGTTGAGTGTAAAGATTCTGGTTTTGATAAAACGGAAGCATGTGCTCTTGATCCAGGATCAAGAAAGTTCCAGACTATATATTCAGAAAACAAAGTAGAAACAGTTCGAATTAGAAAAGATCAAATTAAAAAGTTGCAAAATAAACTAGATAAGATGAAGTCACTTAGAGATAAAAAAATTATAAGCAGAAAAAGATACAAAAATAGAGAAAATAAAATTTACAATAAATTAGATCATCTGATTGATGATATGCATTTTAAGACGATTAATTCGTTAGTTAAAAATTACCAGGTTATTTTTCTTCCTATCTTCGAAAGCCAAGAAATAGTAAGAAAAAATAAATATGGTAATCGCAATCTTCTTCAATTAAAACACTATCGTTTTAGAATGCGACTTGCCGAAAGATGTAAAATAGAGAAAGAAACAAGATTAGTTGTATGTACAGAAGAATACACCTCCAAGACATGCACTCGATGCGGATTGCTCAATGATGTTGGGTCATCAGAAGTTTATCAGTGTTCTAATTGCGATCTGATTATAGATCGTGATGTCAATGGTGCAAGAAACATTTTTATCAAGTGCATCAATGAAATAATGTGATTTCTTATATTTTCCCGTAAAGCTACTTACGGGTTAGAAGCTCGAAAGAGTTGGATTCATATGAATTCGTATGAATCTAGTAGCGGTAAATTACAAGAACTTATTATGATGCTAAATAGAGAAATGTCTAAAATTACTTAAGTCTAAAGTTAATTTTTATGATTTGATAACTAAATCATAAAATGGAAAAACACGTTTATCTTTAATTTGGTTTATAATAGAATTGCATTCCATGAGTTAGAGGGTTTACAATTTTACTATCAAAAATAGATGATTTAACTATTTCTTCAAAACTATTATATCTAAGCATACCGTCTTTTGGATCTTTCTTGTATATGTAATCATCGTAATAATACCAAAAATCACCGTATTGAGCAACAGTAACATAATGAAGAGCTCCAGTGTTTATAACAACCGAATAAAGAAAAAAAAGAGTATCTGCAACATAAATCATAGGTTCAAAAATTACCTTTGTATCAGTAAAGTTTTCTAAACCTTTATAATACTCACCCATCCTTTGTACTTCAAATATTATGTAAGGAGTGTATATAATTTTAGGTATGTAACTTGATAAAATAATTTTCTTTCCTGCTCTTTTACTTTGTAGTAACTTTTCTTCTGTAATTGTGTAAATCGGTATACTAATCAAATTACTTGGTTTTAACATAGTTAATATATACCTAATAAATTTACCTGAGTATGCCATTCCTTCTTTGTCATACTGGTCTCCTTTTGAATTGCACTTTGACAGAGCATTACGAAGTTCAGAACAATATTCTATTTCTTTACCGGTTCTTGTAATGCTCTTGTATATATTTTTTAATTCTCTCTGTACTGATTTTCTAGGTTCATCTACATTCATAAATAATAAATCATCAATAAAATCACCTCGTTTTCTGTGTCCAGCAAATAAACCAAATAATGTACTGTCTAAATAACAGCTATTGCCAATCCATTTTAAACCTCTTGGTATTATCGATTGTACAATATACCAATTGGATTCTCCAGTCTTGGTATTTACGGAGTAGTATCTCTGATATGTGTTACTATATTTTAATACAAAATGATCATCAAGATCTTTTTGCATCTTATTTATATATTAAATATAGTTTTAAATTTTTCATTACTCTGTTATAAGAGTTGTAAGATTTGGTAATGTTTCTCTAATTTTTTCGAAATGTGATTCACGTAAACGAGGATTTAACGAAATGTCTAAATAAGTAACTCTACCTAAAGATGGTTCATCTAACATTTCATTTAATGATCTTGGATCTATACCTGTTGCTTTTAGAACCAAAGAAGTCAGAGAAAAATTTCGTCTAATAATGTTACAGAAACGACTCATATTATTGTCTTCATCCCTTAGAAAATCGTTATAAGATATATTCAGAAAATAAAGATGAGTATTACTTGATAAATTAATTAATCCATTGTACGTTGCTTCTTGTTGATCAGTACTAAATAAATCATTATTTTTTAATGTTAATGATCTTAGACGTCTTGATTGACTTAATGATTCCCAAAAGTATTTAAGCGCTGGATCTCTGTCAAGATAACATAATCCAGACATTTCAAATTTTTCGATAAAATACAAAGATCTATTCAGCTCACCTTGAGAAAATCTATCATGATTCATTTCCATGTCACAACTAACAAGTGACAAATCTTTTATAACAATTTCTTGCAATAGTAATAAAAACGGAGTAAAAGGTAATTTCTTCACATTAATCAAAGTTATTGAGTAAAGATGTACAGACTGTAAAATCGCCATTCTAAATCTGTCAAAATACGTTAAGCCAATCTCATGATTTGCAAAATCAACACTAATAGATAGAATATTACGTGATAATGCGATTGTTTGGTTTATCAAGTTAAGTACTTTGTTACGACACACTACAGTCTCTGTATCTCTTTCTACACGTATTTCAAGTAATAATTTTACACCTATAATAATCTTAAAAAATTCAATAGGAATATTAATTACTGGAACATCGTCAACACAGCGTATTACACACCTAATCTTTAAGATAAAATCGTTACCATATTCTGTTTGCATATACAGCAAACCACTATCACGAACACCATACCTTTCAATATTAATGATATGTTGTATTTCTTGATCTGTTAGTTCAATAATGGGTTCTGAATCTTCGTCTGATGCTTCTTTTTGAGGATAATTTTCAAATTCAATCATTCGAGCTCTTTCTTGTATTTTAGCTGATAATGATTTTATACATCTTTCTGGATTTTTACATATTCGTAAGTTATAAGTTGTTATTCCGGTTCCATACTGGCAATGATTTGAACCAATTGTTGGATAAGGAGGAGTACCAGGATTTAGTATTCTGTACCATGAATTGTCATAATTTATTGAATGTGAAAAATAACCACTTGTTTCAATATAATATATCTTATGTTTACTCTGTAATAATTTTTTAATTTGAATTAACGGTATAAAAGCATGAATATACCCGGTAGAATTAATAAACATTTTTATATAAGGTGTATCACCATAAGTACCCATTGGTTTATCAAAATTAGGGGTACGATTACCTTGACCATCAAAGATCCATATATTTGTTTCTGGACCCCCTGTACATTCATAAAACCAGTTTGATTTATCAGATATTAGATTTCTAATTTGTTCTTTTGAATAACCTATTATATCAATATCACCATCTGCAGATCCTTTATTTATTAATATGAACGATTCATCTTCATTTAAATAATCTTCTATATCTACTTGACCATCTTCGATAAAATCAAAACATGTTACCACTGTAATTAGTCTTTCATCAATGTCAAATTCTTCAAATTTAAATGCGTTAACTTCTGATTGTAATGGTCCATCACCTCTATTTGGTCTTATTGGATTTTCTCTAAGAAGCCAGTCATTATTTTCTGTAGTTTTATAATGATTTAGATCGTCTATTGTTATATCTAATGTATTTTCTATGTGTGTTAAATATTCATCTGGATAATACTGTGCTCCTGCTTGAACTAATAGTTTTGTATATAATTCTCTGATATTAACTATTCCATTCAAAAAAGAAGGATCGAGAGTTTTTCGAATTAGATTAGGTAATATTCTTTTAAAATCTCTTAATGTATAGTTAGGCATAGGATATTTACACATAATTTCAAGTGATTCTCTTTTATTATAATCATCTCTAGCAGAAAATACTATCCAATTATATAACTTATAAACAACCCATTCTTCTGGACTTACTACACTTTTAGGTTCTTTTCTTAATGTTACAGTTGCCTTTTCAGACTCGTAAGTTATAGAAAAGCCTTTCTTCATATATTTTTGTAATCTTTTTACGGTAAAGTTGTTAAAATCTAACAATAATTTTTCGGTATATTCCTTTTTTAATAAACCTGTTTTGTTACGAATTCCTTCTGGATCTACTGCATTTACTTCTTCTTTTTCAGCATCGTACCATATTTCGCAAAAAGTAAGATCGAAATTCGTTATAACATTTAAAATAGGTATTTCATCTGGTATTATCATTATATCTATATCAGGAAATATGTCACCATTGTCTATAGCTTCAGATCTAGTTTTAATCGAAGTATCCCATTCCTGTACAAATGAAAATCTACCAAGTATCTTATTTTTTCTAAAAAAAGACTGATCATAAGATGGTCTTAGGTAGTTGTTCGTAGTTGATATTGTATACATGCTATTTGCTGTTATTGCATTAACAAATGCAACTGCCTTGCTTACATGTATATAAATATCTAGATCATTAATTTTATCATCTGTATATGCTCCTAATACAGCTCCTCCTGCTATAAAGGCATTTGCTGTTTTAAGACTAGTATTTAAAAACTCCCAATGTTCTCTATAATAATAATTCATATATGTTGTAAATATACTTGTATCCATTTTATTGTAAATAAATATAAAAAAAATTATTTATTATACAAAACGTATTTTTATCATTCCGAACTTTTTGTTTGGAATGATGGACCCGGAGGGGTTCGAACCCTCGACCTTCGGCTCATAAGACCGATGCTCTACCAACTGAGCTACGAGTCCCCAAATAAGTTTTATTTGGGGACTAAAAAACACACCTAGAGTTTCCAAAGTTTACTATGTACCATTTTGTTTTCATTAAAAGTGAAATTTTTTTGTTGCTGTTGGTACACTACTTTGGGAACACCTTTAACAACACCTGTGCTCTTTCTCTACTATATATAAACACTGTCTTTAAATCTGTATAAAAATATTCTAAATAAGATTAAAAAGAGAAAAATAAAGATCATGTCTAATTCAAGAACAACCATATAACTTTTTGAACTTATAAAGTATACTCTACATATAATCAATAGGACAAGATGTTATTTTCAAAAATTAAATATATCAACTCACTATAAAATGAGTGATTTTGATATTAAGATAGTAGAAACGAAAAAAGATAAAGAAATAGTGTACAAAGCAACTCTTATATATAAAGGAGATAATAGAGAATTTATTGATTATATCGAAAAATTAAACACTTCTCGTGATTTAATTGGATCTAAAATAAATATAGAAGAACTAGCATCTGTTAGTATAACTTTTTATTTTAATAGAAATTTTGAACCTTATGAATATAATTATGACTACTATGAAAACCCTGAATTATCTGTTTACTATCAAAATGGTTATGATGGATTCTTAAATGGATTTTATAATAAGCTAACAGAATATAGATTGAATACAAAGAGATTTTCATTTTTGAAAAAAGTTAAAGGTATCTCTTACGGTATGTTGTTATGTTGTATATGCAAAGCTATAAAAGAAAGTCTTATAACTCCTTCTTCTATTATTATAGTAGAAGCGGCTGGAAGAATAATAGATATAGATAGTAGACAGAGTATTGCTAATCTTGTAAAGTATTACGAAAGAATTGGTTTTAAAAAGATGTTTCCGGATTATTATGATATTGCTATAAAATCAGAAAGTGGTTATATTCCTATGATTTCGCAAGTAAAAGATATTATAACCTTATGTAACTTTAAAAATGTTTCAAATGAACTTCTTGCAATTTTACCAACTGATTTATGTAAAGATATATGTATAAAAAAAGAAAATAGCGTTTCCTATATATGTGATATACTTACAACAACTTATAACACTAATATTCTTGATTCAGCAAGTGATATTATAAAGGATCAATTTCTTATTACTTCACGTACACATCGTGATGGGAATGAAGGTAGAAAAGTGTTAATGAATCTTATATGTAATCATTTTGATAAAGATAGACCTATGCCAAGATTTATTGGTGGACCAAAAAACTTAACCGTTCACCATAGTAAAGAATACGATAAAATGATATATATTTTTGGAGAATATCACTCTGATATTATTGATTGTGACACAAGATTTGGAGCTGAATCAATTAAAGAGAATTTGGATAAACCAAATTCAAAAAAGATGCGAGTAGAATATTTTCTATCAGAGTTTATTCGAACAACAGATGTTTTTCTTGATATTTTTGTTGAATTTCCTATAATACCTAAGAAAGAAGGAAAATATCACAATAATTTTAAGCCTTTTCAATATAATCTTCGTATCAATAGGTTACTAGAAAATTTTGAAGAGTGTCTTCAAAGAGACAGTCGTACTGAACTGTGTAGTCTTGCACGAATACATTATTTTGATATTAGAGGTTTTGATAAACAAGGAATTCTTACTGGTTCTACTAACATAACTTATTTTTTTTACAAATTACGGAGTATCTTTAGTCAATTTTCATTTTCATCTGATTTATTAGTCAAAAAACTAAAAATATTTGTGGAGGAAGATCAAATAGTTAAAAATGTTATGAATGATTATTTATCTGAACCAGATGAAACAAAATTTAAAAGAATTTGGGTTGAACATCTGTATAATTTTTATCATATTACAAAAGAATTAGAAAGATTAAAAAAATATGACCCAAAAATGAAAGATAAGATCTTACATTTTTTTGAAAAAGAAATTACTGAAAAAGCAATGAAACAAAGAGAAGTCTTGATTCTAAATGCTAATATTATTTTAAAACATACTATTTTGCATTTTCCAAATAGTGTATTTGAACTTGCTTTTAGAAACATATTCAATTCTATAATTTATATTGCAGCTCTTTATCCAGACTTATATAATATTTTACGTATATTTAAAACGTTTAATATGTCAGAAATGAAAGAAAAAGCGTATAAAGAAGCAACCGACCAACCTGACAAAACGCATAATATAATCATATATGCTGGTGATTTGCATTCTCAAGTATATAGAAAATTCTTAAAAGATGTGCTTCATTTTGAAAAGATAGAAGTTGCAGGAAAGGAAGAACCATATGGTGAAACCGGTGAATCAACGTATTGTATAGATATTAAACCAATAACACAACCACTCTTTTCTAAATATCATGAAATTAATAAACCAAAAGATACAGTGACTTAAACTTTTGTCAAAACACAACAAGATAAACTAGGAAACCTGAACAAAAAGAAACAACGTACGCTTTTTTGATTTCTATTATCTGACTAATAGAAGGATCGAATAAATTTGTAATTATATATTACAAATTAATACTCAACTAATCTTGCTGTAGATACACAACTATATAAAAAAAGAGTATCTAAATAAATTCTTTGTACCATTTTGTTTTCATAAAAATTGAAGTTTTTGCTGTTGATACAATATTTAGAAAACTCTTCTTAAAGTCTTACTGCATACAAACACACACATTTAATTATTTATTTTTTCTGCGTACCATTTTGTTTTCAAACAGCGAAAATTTTTAGTTGCTGTTGGTACACTATTTTACGAACAAAAATTATCATACTAGGATATTCTAAACACTTTCTTTGTATCATTTTGTTTTCATAAAATTGAAGTTTTTTGTTTTGCTGTTGATACAAGAATTTAGAAATACTAAATACAATAAGTAATATTCTTAACTAATTTCTGTCTACATTTTTTTAAAATAAAAGTTTAATTTTTAGTTGCTGGTAGTAGACTAGTTTTTTAACAAAAATTATCATATCCTAAACACTTTCTTTGTATCATTTTGTTTTCATAAAATTGAAGTTTTTTGTTTTGCTGTTGATACAAGAATTTAGAATACTAAATACAATAAGTAATAACTGTGTACCTTTTTTTTCAATTAAAAGTTGAATTTTTTAGTTGCTGGTAGTACACGATTTTGAAACACATCTGTGTTCTTTCTATACTATATAATAACACTATCTTTAAATCTTTATTTTTTGAAATATACATCTTTTATACACTGACGATGAAATACTTCATCGAAAGAGATCAAATATTCAGGTGATATAGGATATATATCTTCAAGATTTCGTTTGACTTTAATTGGTAGAGTATCTTCTCCAAACGGTAATAAGGAAGATACATTATTTTGAATTTCTTTAAAAGTGTGTAAGTCACGTTTTAGAGCACACGATAGTTCATTCATTTTTTCATTTAGTATTTGTAATATTGGAATATTTGCTTTACACGTTCTTACGTGTTTATGCAATGATGATTTTAAGGTAAACGCCGTATTGCAAAAACAACATGTATATTCATGATTTATAGGCTTATTTTGCTTGGTGAGACAGTATTTTGCTGTTTTTTGGTGTTGTTTTAACGAAGATTCTGTTTTTAAAATAGATCCACAATGCACACATTCCATTTTAATAGATAAAATTTGGTATTTAAATAAAATAATACAAATATGTATTATTTTTATTCTAATTTAGAGGAGCGAGAACAGATCCCATATTACAATTTATTCTTCCTCCATCTAACTGAGAACATCCAACAAGCGATAGTACTCGTTCAATAGAAACACCAGATTCACCCCATAATTCTATTCGAGTTTTTCGCACCTTTTCGATCCACTCTGATCGTGTGCTACACATTCTATCACAGTGATATTCTACGTCAAGCGAAAGTCGAGAAGGAAAACCAAATGGAAGATATGTAAGTTGCCGCGGTAGTTGAATACAAATTTTTGGATGATAATCATCCGTTCCTGGAATATCAGTTTGTGTAGGTTTAGGTATATTTGTTGATACATGTCCAGTTCTCCAAAGAAGAAACATACGCGTTGTAACAAGACAATTCGGACCACATAGATACATCATTATTAATAGCATGTTTTCTTTGTTAGAAGTCTTGTTAAACTCAGTCATGATACGTTTTTCACAATTAAGAGCGTAAACATTAGGTAATTTTCCTATTAATCTAGCCCATCTGGGTCCCCTAGTGCCTATCTCATTGTCTACTGATGATACAACTGCAAGGTTCAGAAAATAAAGTAAAAGAATCATTGAAGCTTCCGAACCTAGCTTTATTTTCATATCAAAAACAGATAGAACTGTTTCATATATTGATCCGCATTCTGGTCCAACATTAATATTCTGAAGATTACCATTTCTCCAAAATTCGTATTCTTGTTGAGTACCTGAAGGAGCTAAAGAAAGTCTATAAAGAATAGCACGTAAAATACGCATCTGTTTTCTTACATGTATAGATCTCCACCATTTAATAAATTTATAAAAATATACGCATATAAAAAAAATAATCAGATATGTGTAGAATAGAGAGCTATTATCGAACATACTTTTGTATAAAGATAAATGAAAAGATTATTTTTTTTCATTTTAATAATTTTAATATATAAATGGATAAATGTTGGCAAAGAACTTGGAGTAATAAGAAGTCAAGATATTACTATACCAATATAGAGACTGGAAAATCTCAATGGGGACTTCCCCTTGATAAAAGTAACAAATTACCAAAAGGATGGGAAAAACACGAAAGTAAAACTCAAAAAAACAGAGTATATTATGGATATACTGAAAAACAAATTACTCAATGGGACGAACCCAAAATTGTTAGAGAAGACGAGGTGCAACTTCCTCCAGGCTGGGAAGAAGCTATTAGCAAATGTGGTAATAAATATTACGTAAATACAAATAGAAGATTAAGTATATGGGCTGATGATGTTGATCGTGTTGAATCTGAATTGAGTGTTAAGTCTACTCCTAAGTCTACGCCTAAGTCTACGCCTAAGTCTACTCCTAAATCTGTACCTAAATCTCAGATTAAAGATCCAATAGGTTTAGACTGGATTGGAAACAGTTGTTATTTAGATAGTACTTTATTCGCTTTTTTGGCTGGTCCAAAAAAATTCATTCATAATTTCCTAAATATTAATATAACGAAAGAATTGATTTCTGTAGACATGATGGGAGTATGCTATCCTGATGATTATGGTTTAGAAAATAGAAAAGCTCTACAGAGAGAATTAAAACGTATAGATGATTCTATGAGGGGTAAAGGTCCTTATGTAGAAAATTGCACAGCTTTGCGTGCTACTCTCAAGAATTGTAGAGGAGAAAGTAATCAAATGGATCCATTTTGGTATTGGATAGGTGAAGGAACAGATCCTGAAACATTGTCAGAATTTAATGCAAGAGATGGAACAGCAGACTCTGGAGAATTTTTAGCACATTTACTTAAAATTATTCCTCATGATAGAGCAATTAAGCAGACTACTACTTATTTTACGAATAATTTGTCAATAGAGAAGTTTAATCATGAAGATATTAAGGAATCATTAAAGAACGGAACAATGTTTGAGTCATCTGAAATTACTGACGACAATGCTTATATTATGCATGTTATTGATGGTTTTACACTTTTTTATCTTCCTGATCCTGTAGGAGGTACGGATATTATTTCTCTTTTAGATCTCATACAAGATAGCGGTCAAGATTCAGATATTAGCGTAAATGTTGAAGGTTTTATATTTAAACGTCGTGTATTTATAGAAAAAATACTGAAAACTCCATACTTAATTGTTAGTCTTAAAAGAGTGGTGGATACCCCTGATGAAACGATATTTATTAAAACTCCTATTTACCCAAATGAGTTTATTTATATAGGAGACGAAGCTTTCACAATTTCAGCAATAGTTATGAATATTGACGCTACGCATTACACAGCTATTGCAAAATATGGAGATTTTTGGTATTATTATAATGATGCACCACGTGCAATAATTAAAAAATATACAACATTTGAAGAAGTACTTAATGCGTGTAATAAAAAGGGCATGATCAATCCTATTACTAATGGTACTCAGTATTATTACAAGCCATTAATTGAACGTTAACAATTATGTAATTATTAAAAAATCTATTTTAAAATTAATGTATTAATAAATGGATTATTTTTCTAGAAAAAAAAGTTCTTCTGGTGAATATTACTACACTTATTTTAACACAAACAAACAACTTCCTAGAGGATGGGTTCGACATCAGAATTTAGACGGTAAACCTGTATATAAATATAATAAACCAGTATTACCGAGTTCTGCTTACTCACCAAGAGAATTTGACATATTCCAAATAAGTTATGAAGATCTCAATCTCCTAAATGAAGAAGAAGAAGCAGAAGCTTATAGAAGATACAATCTTTTTCAAAAAGTAGCACGTTTTCTTAAACTTACAACAGAAAGTATTTGCGATGAGAGTTTAGAATTTCTTGCTAGAAAAGCAAATGTTCCACTTCAAAGAATTATTACATATATTAACGAAACAGAAAGTAAACAACTTGGGAAAAGAGCAATTTCAACACTTTTTAGCACAATTAAAAGAACTGATAGTTATTTTTCAAGTAAAAGATCTATAAGAGAGCTTTGTGGTGTAAATACGAGAGAAATAGAAGCGCAAAATGCATTCTCTCAAATTGAACATCAATTTACTTGTATTATAAGTCAGAACAGCTTCATAGATCCGGTTACGTGTAGTTCTGGACATACTTTTGAGAGAGAATATATAACACGACTTATTAGA